TAATATTGATAATACGACTAAAAAATATAGTGATAGTCTTTCATTGGAGGACTTGAATGTATATCAAAAGATGGTTGTAATATTAATAGCTATTTTAGTAACCATTAAAAATCATTTCATCAAAGACGAACCATTACAAGCATCAATCTATGGATATAAACCAATTGAATATAATGATACGATTGCTTCAATTACAGAATGGGGAAATACAATTTTAAAATCTATATTTGGTGAAATGTTTAAGAATATTACACGTTTAAATCCAACATTTTATATGAATGTACCCAATCATTTATACAATAAAGAACAAGGACATATATCACGTAGTTCAGTTACTATTATAGAGCCAATGGAAGGAGAACAGGTTACACAGAGACGTCGTAAATTTATGATAATCTAATGAACAAGTTTATCTTCTTTGCGTCCAATAAAGTATTCTTCTAATTCTCTTTGAAGTCTCTTTCCGGAACTGCTTAAACAAATAACGCCTAAATCATTTTTGTAAATATCCACTATTGGGTCATATGCATTTTTAATGAGAATATTCCAACGTTCTACATAACGACGGTCAACTAAACTACCGTGCCAATGATGTAATATTTTGCCATCAATATATCCCAATCGTAAAGAAAGGCATCTTTCTTGATATTCTTTTAATAATTTAGCATAGTTTGAATGTATTGTTCCAGGGTAACTATATTCGGCTAAACCAATAAGTGATAATGCCATATGTCTATCACCTGAACCTAATATACCGAAATCAACGAGACCTTGCATTTTTTCATAAGCTTGTCTCGTACAAGCCCAAGCATAGCCTGGATGCCAAAATCCATAATGACTGGTTTTATGATAAGGACGACCACTTTTACGATACATATATCCAAAACTTCTGTCTACTTTCATTACACCACCTTTCGCATCTAAATTATCACAATGACTAAACATTTGAACGACATCGTATTCTTTTAAAGTTTTAATCGTATCATCTACCCAAAGAGGATTTAGAAATGTTAAATCTGCATCAATCCAAGCCATAAATTTCCAATCAAGTGGTAATGATTTTACGGCTAAATTTATTAAATTTTCCTTAACCCAAAATTGATTAGATATAGTATGTTTTATATGCATAAATACAGGTAATCCGGAAGGAAGTTGATAGTTTTGTCCTGTTAATGTTGCTTCACTAATGATGACACGAATGCCTTCTACATTCTTAATACTTTTTACAAATTGGATAAATAATTCAATACGACGTTTATATTTACAAAAATTAAAGTAAGGGAGAATTATATATAGTATATTACTTTGTTGTTTGCATATTATTTTAGAAATCCAATCAAGCATCTTCTTTTATTAAATAACATATCTTAAAAATCTTAAATTAAGGATTGTGATATTTATTAGTAAAATGGATAGAGCAATCATTGACTTTTGTAAATATTCCATAGAACAAAATGATTTAATGGGAATTCAGAATTACTTTGCTAATTTACAACAGATGGAATTTGATTATAGACTACCGTGGGAATATATGTTTAAAACAATTTATATTCACGCGTGTGTAAAAAAGAATGAATCTATTGCAAATTGGTTACAAGATAGTGTATATCCAATGATGAATGAAGTATCTCAAATTGGATTACGTCAAGTATTTTGCTATGGTAGGTATCTATTACGAAAGTAATGAGAACGAAAGGTAATATTAAAGGTATATCAATCATTAACTATTAATAATGAAATATGATATGCTTCCAACAGATGCAATGGCTTATTTGCATTCATTGAAGGTCGCTGGTATAGAACCAAAGGTTATTTATGACATTGGTTCGTATTCACTATGTTGGACGAATGCAGCTAAAACATTATGGACGAACGCACTTTATATTCTCTTTGATGCTTATGAACCTTGTGAACAAATATATAATAAAACATCACATCAATATCATATTGGTGTCCTAAGTGATAGCCAAAAAACTGTGAAATGGTATCAAAGTGATGATTATCCAACTGGCAATTCTTATTATAGAGAAAATAGTGATATTTTTCCAGAAAATAGATATATAATTAGAACCACCGAATCATTGGATACTATTGTAAAGAATAGAAACTTTCCACTTCCTGATTTTATTAAAATAGACGTACAAGGTTGTGAATTGGATATTCTGAGAGGAGCGACCAATACTTTAAAAAATGTAAAACATCTCATTATTGAAATGCAGGATAAAGTATATAATTTAGGTGCTCCTTTAGTCAAGGAAACATCGCTGTATTTAGAAGAACTTGGTTATAAATGTAACGCACCGTTATTTTCAAAAAATACAGATGGTCCAGATGGTGACTATGGATGGCATCGTATAAATACAATCATCCCACAACCAATTCAATTACTTCAATTGGTAATGATTGTAAAAAACAGTGGTATTGGATTGAGGGAAACTCTTTTAAGTTATAAACCCTATATTCAAAGTTGGTGTATATTGGATACAGGAAGTACAGATGGAACACAAGAACTTATTAAAGATACATTAAATACTATTTCTGGGAAACTATTTGAAGAACCATTTGTAGATTTTTCTACATCAAGAAATCGTGCAATTGAATTAGCAAATACATTATCACCTGCGTGTTATTTTCAAATTATGCCAGATGATAGTTATATATTACACGGAGGTGATACGTTAAGTTATATATTAAAAGATAAAGCTCGTCCGCTTATTCAAAAAGCAATACAAATACGTATTATACAAAAGGAGACAGGAGTTGTATATAGTAGACCAATGATATGGAAAACAATGTGTGGATATAGATTCATTTATAAAGTACACGAGATATTGCAAGCTTCCATTGATACAATGATGAATATTGAGGACAAATGTGTTTATTTTGAAGACAAAACATATGCATCACAAGTTCAAAGAAGTTTTACAAGATATTATCAAGATGTCAAGTGTTTTTTAGAGGAATATAAAAGAGAGCCAACAAATGAAAGGTACTGGTTTTATTTAGGACGTAGTTATGAAGGAATTAATCAACCGATTGAATCACGTAAATGGTTTGTTAAGAGAGCAACACCTATTTCAATAAATGATGAAGAAGCATTTTTATCTTGTTTAGCCATTGCTGGCATTGATTTAAATAATGGAGATTTTCAATCTGCACTATCTTGGGCGCTTGAAGGTACAGTACATTGTAAAATGCGAACAGGAGAAAGTTTTCATCAAGCTTATATTATTTTACGTAAAAGAGCGACACTTGAAGAAAATTCATTTGATGGATGTATGACATTAGGATACTATTTCTTAGAACAAGCATATAATTTACCTTGTCCGGAAGGTAATCTATTAATGTTTCCCTATAATGTTTATAATCAGGATATTCCTATTTTATATGCGTCTGAGTCAATTAAATTAAAGAAATACGAAATTGCAACATCCGTTTTACAAAAACTACGTAAGACATGCACTGACCCTAATATTGAAATAAGGATTCGTCCTTTGATGGAATCAATAAATTATAGTAATAAAATCGCTGTTAAAAAATCGTATATGCCAATCATTGATTCACAAAAACACATAGTATTTGTTACAGATGGAAATTGGTATGCTTGGAATGGGGATAGTCCAAAATTAAGGGGTTCTGAACGTTCATTGGTTAATTTTGCAGAAGCATTTGCGAAACAAGGTTATAAAGTAGATGCATTTGTTTATTGTAGTAAAGAGGGAATCATTCGTGGTGTAAATTATCATTCAAATCAATCATTCTCTAAATTTATAGAAACGACAACTCATATTACACATTTGATTGTATCAAGACACGTAGAATATTTAAAATATACAATGGGGAATAATGTGGAAAATGTATATGTATGGTTACACGATTGTGAGCCAGTAGGGGATTCATTTATGGCTGGTTCAAACCTACGAAGCATTTGGTGTTTATCTTCTTGGCATTTGAATTACATACAAGAGCAATATGGTATTCCTACGAAATTGCTTAGAATAATGCCAAATGCGATTAAAGCAGAACGATTTACTAAAAACCACATTACAAAGAAACCAATGAGTTTTATTTATAGTTCAGGAAGAGAGCGAAATTTAAATCATTTACTCAGTATTTTTAAAGAAGTAATTAAGCTATATTCTCACGCAACATTAACAATTTATTGTCGGTTGGATAGTGTTGAAAATAAGGAAGATATGGAAAACATAGTAATGTTAAGTAAAATCTATCCAAATTGTATTAAATGTACTTCAATGGTTACACAGGATGAATTAGCAGATACGATGTTAGAGACAGATTATTGGTTATATCCTACTGATTTTATGGAGACATTTTGTATTACAGCATTGGAAGCACAGGCAGCAGGATGCATTTGTATTTGTAGTAATTTAGCTGGATTAAAGGATAGTGTTGGCAATAGAGGTATTTTTGTGAAACAACCTACATTAAATGATAATTTTGTATCTGAGTATGTAAATCACATTAAACGTTTAGAAGTGAATCCTTGTGAGAAAGAGAAAATGCGAATAATCTCTCGCAAATGGGCTATGGTTCAAACATTTGATAACATTTCAAAAACGTGGTTTAATTAAAAACATAAATATACTATTAGATAATGCAACCCGATGATAAAGTGGCATCGTGTATTAAGGAAAAAGGAAATTGGGGAAAATTACAAAGTAATATAAGGTTCGACCATAAAGATTTTGATGCAAAAGCTGTTAAAACCGTAATGCATTCCGGTTCACCTAAATTAGAACAATTGATTGCGAATATTCGTGAATTGGATGAAAAAGATATGTCCGAACATAGAAAATTGTTTAAACATTTTATTTATTCGGATATTAAGTCTGCTTATGGTGCAAAATTGATAGCTTCTGGATTAGCAGCAGCTGGATTTGAACATGCTTATGCGCTTAAGAAAACTGCTCGTGGAATGTCATTTACTTTAAATAAAACACTATTAAATTCAAATAAATCCAATACATTTGCGACATTAACATCTGTGATATTCTTTGAGAAACCAATTGGTATTAACTTTCGCAAGGAATTACTGAGAGATTTCAATAGTCGTCCTGAGAATAGTCATGGAGAGCGTATTCGTATTATTATTTTAGATTCTGGTTTCCGTGAGGGTGTTGATTTATTTGATGTAAAGTATGTTCATTTATTTGAGCCAATTGCTACAGCATCCGACCAAAAACAAGCAATAGGTCGTGCCACACGTTATTGTGGTCAAAAAGGATTGAGATTTGATTCTAAGAAAGGTTGGCCTTTACAAGTATATAGATATGAGACTATTTTAACACCAATTATGCAAAAATACTTATTATCCAAGAATATCAATTTTGCACCAGCAGATACATTCTTCAATTTATTTATGAAATATAGTAACATTGACCCAAAGAAAATCAATTTTGCGAATGAATTAGAGAAAGTCGCTATAGGTACAGCAGTAGACCAAACATTAACAAAGGCAATTCACGAGTTCAAGATACCAACTTCTCAGAATGGTGGTTCATTTAAATCCTTTCAAACAGAGATTGACCGTAAATATGGTAAATATACATGGCCTCCTCTAAAGGTTGAGAACGGTTGTGTTGAAAAGAAAAACAGTGAAGAATATTACAGTGCAAAATCATCCTTAGATAAGAGTACAACTGGAGGTGCAGTCATTCTTCCATTTACACCAACCCAAGATTTTGTTTTCATTACTTTACTCCAGAATATACGAATCCAGGGATGCTACTATGGCATAGTGTAGGTACAGGAAAGTGTCACGCAAAAGATACAAATATATTGATGCACGATGGAACAATCAAAAAAGTCCAAGACATTGTTGTTGGTGATTTATTAATGGGTGATGATTCAAAACCACGAACTGTACTATCATTAGCCCAAGGAGAAGATGAAATGTATGATATCGTGCCAACCAAAGGTGATAAATATACAGTCAATTCAGAGCATGTACTTGTTTTGAAATATAATTCGTCAAGTATTACTTATTTACCTAAAAGACAACCTAACTTACCATATAAAGCATCTTTTATTGATAAATATACCTTAAAAGTAAAATCAAAGGCTTTTAAAACAAAGGAAGAAGCAGATGATTTTATAAATACAATACCAGAACAAGACAAAATCGTTGAAATTGAAGTCAAGGATTTATTAAACCTTTCACCATCTTTACAAAAAGAACTCAAGGGTATTCGCTCCGGAGTGGAATTCCCAGATAAGTCTGTTCCATTAGACCCGTATTTCCTTGGAATTTGGTTAGGTGATGGCTCTTCCAGAACATCAAAAATTATTACAGCTGATAAAGAAATATTGGATTATGTTACCAAAGAAGTAGCAAAATATAATCTGGTTAATAACAAACATATACCTCATGATTATTTGGTAAATAGTCGTGAAAATAGATTAAAGCTCTTAGCTGGATTGCTTGATACAGATGGTTACTATTGTAAGAAAGGTTTTGAAATAACTCAGAAATCAGATGCACTTGCAGATAGCATTTTGTTCTTGGCACGTTCCTTAGGATTTGCAGCTTACAAAGGTGAAAAGAAGGAAGGAGTATATAATAGGATATTTATATCAGGCAACTTTGAAGATTTACCAACACTGTTACCAAGAAAACAAGCAACTGAAAGGTCACAAGACAAAGATGTATTGGTTACTGGTATAAATGTTCAACACATTGGAAAAGGTCAATATTATGGATTTACACTGGATGGCAATAATAGATATCTTCTCGGAGATTTTACTATAACACATAATACTTGCACTGCAATTGCGACTGCATCTTCTACATTTGAGCCAATGGGTTATTCAATTATATATGTGACTCGTTATACATTAAAGGGAGATGTCTGGAAGAATATGTTTGAACAAGCGTGTAGTGTAATCATTCAAGAGCGTTTGAAATCAGGAATGCCATTACCTGAAGCACACGCAGCAAGATTACGTCTGTTATCAAGAGGATGGTTTGAGCCCATAAGTTATCGTCAATTTAGTAATTTATTGGCTGGTAAAAATCAATTGCACGAAAAACTCATAGGTTTGAATGGAAAGAAAGACCCGTTACATAAGACACTTGTAATCATAGATGAAGCCCATAAGTTATTTGCATTAGATGTGGAAGGTCAAGAGAAAGCAGATATAGAAGTCATTCGTAAAGCATTGGTTCATTCAAATACAGTTTCAGGTAAAGATGGTGTTAAGTTATTATTAATGACAGCAACACCGTATACAAGTGACCCAATGGATTTGATTCGTCTATTAAATTTATGTCGTCCAGCCAATAAATTAATACCCGATACATTTAATGATTTTGCAAGTGAATATTTGAATGAAGAAGGTATATTTACAGATGATGGTAAAGCGAAGTTCTATAATGAATTAACAGGTTACATTAGTTATTTAAATCGTGAGAAAGATATTCGTTCATTTGCCTATCCAGTGATTCATAATGTTAAAGTTCAAATGTCTGAGTATGAGTATAAAGATATAATTGACCCATATATAGATATTAAACACGATTATGAAAGAAATAAAAGAGATTTACATAGTAATTTAAAATTCATTGACGAGGATGTAGCGAATATGAAAGCTACTGAAAATAAGGTATTAGAAATATTAATGAAACCAAAATTAAGAGAATATAAAAATTGTATCAAATCAATTGGTATAACAAAACAAGACCAAAAGAAACAAATCAAGGACACTCATAAAAAAGATTTAAAAGAGTGTACCAATATTTTAAAGGAAATAAAGAAAAAGATAAAAGATGATTACAAGGAGAAGGTTGCAAAATTAAAAGCCGATGCAAAGGAAGCAAAGAAAGGCAAAACCAAGGAAGAGAAAGCTGAAATAAAGAAAAAGTTGAAAGAGGCTATAAAGAAATTAGATATGGATGAGGAATATGATATAGATGATGCAGGTAAAAATCCGGATTATAAAGGTAAAACGACTTCTTCTGGAAAGAAACAATCTTATATGGGATGTGTAAATGATGCAAATAAAAAATATAAAGACAATATGAAAAATCCACCTGTATTACCCAATGTACAAGATTGTGATAAAATAAAGGAAGCAAATGAGAAATATGCGGAAGATTATAAGATAAAGAGTCAAGAAAGAATCAATAAGTTTAAAGAGAATAAATTGAAACATTATGAAATCGATAAAGTCAATCTTGAGAAACAGAGATTAGAATTTGAAAGAATGAATGAAGAATTAAATAAAAAACAAGCAGCTGATATAAGTCAACAAACAGGATTAGATGGATGTTTAAAGAAGGATATTAATCCTCTTCATAGTGTATTACTTACAGGAGATTCCATATTGAGTGCATCAAAGGAGGAAGAGATTATGGATGACCTTGAGAATCAAGGTGTTCTTGATAATATTTATTTAATAAATGGACATGGATTTGAGAATGTAATCGATTTTGAACATCGCAATGTAATGCCAGATGATAAAGTATTAATTGTATTTCCAGTATGTGCTCGTCCCAATTATATGGATACAGGTTGTCAGTTTATGGAATTATTTGATAATCCAGATAACAAGAAAATACTTCGCAATCCTATTAAGTATCGTAAGGAAATATCAAGAATATTAAAACGTCCTATAAGAATTTACTTGCCAGGTGAATATGTTCCAGAGATGACTACAACATTATTCTTACAATTCACCAAGCAGACAACTGTGATTGCGAAATCAGGAGTATATCGTATGGGTAACATTCCAAAGATGGACCGCAATGTTCTTCGTGAAGCACAAAATGGGATAGAATTACTCGGAAGTCAAAGTTGTAAAGAATTTAGTGGAGTAATCAATCGTCCAATTGATTATACTTCAGAAGTACATAAGAATGTGTATAAGGGAAATATATATAAACCTGCAAATAAGAGGGATACATTTAATAAATTAAGCGAACGTTATTTTAAAATAAAGGATATTTTACACGATACTGGTACAGGAATATATTATTATATGGGATGTCGTAGTTCAAGTACTCAAATTGCACCAGAACGCTATATTAAAATTTTAGAAAAGAGTGACTCTCAACAAAAGACAGGTAAACGTTCTGGAAAGATAAGTCCAGTCTTAAAGAAACTCAAGGGTAAGCATGCCGTAAGTTCATCAAGTGCTTCAAGTTCAACAAGTCCAGTAAAGACACCTATTCCATCTTCCTCATCCTCTTCTTCATCTGAATCACCAAAGCCCAAGAAAAAAGAGAAGGTTTTAGCGAATACTCGTGCAGAGAAAGAAAGATTGAAAGAAATTGAGGAATTAATTGATGAAGTTCAACAAAATTTACATACTGAAACGATAGATAAATTAGTAACTAAATGGAGAGAAGAATTATCTAAAATGATACAAACAAAGGTAGTTGAGAATGTGGTTAAATCATTGGATGTTCTTGAGAAATTATATGAAATGCGAGAGGATGCAGAAGATGAATTAACAACAAAGAATATAACAGTTGAAGATAAAACATTCCTACAATTTACATTTGTATCAACATTGGTAGTGAACGGTGTTAAATATCGTTTTCATCCAAGAATCTATGGATACGTCCAACAAGAGTTGAGAGATAAGGAGAATAAGTGTTCTTCTGCAATTTTAATAAAGCGTATACAAAAGCTTTATAAGCGTGGTGAATTAATTACTTTACCAAAGAAAATAAATGCTTGGTTAAGTAAGAGTAAGAATCCTTTAGGAGAATTATGCAAATATACTGCTAAAAAATTACAAAAGTCTGATTAAAATATTCTTTTTAATGTTTCTATGATATAAATAGAATGCGTATATTTATAGCTCGTGATCCGTTATATGAACGGATTAAGAGTAATGTAGCAAATCTTGATTTAAAAATTGGGGATGGTGGATTAAATAAAAAAGAAATAACAGATTTATTAACATATAGTGATGTTCATATAACTGGTAAAGAGAAACGTGTAGATATATTGCGTATTATTGGAAAAATGATAACGGATGGTAATATTATTTTAAAATATACAGGGTATCGTAAAGTGATTCCATATTTAAAACCAAAGTCACCGGAAGTTAAGCAACCGGAAGTTAAAAAGACAATCGTTCAACCGGATGTTAAGAAACCCAAGGCAATAAATCTGTCACCTATTAAATTTGAAAAGAATCAATTCAAGCCCAAAGAGATAGAATTAACGAAAGTGAAACGTGTGATTAATATAAAACAACTTGACCCTAAAGAAATAGTAAAGGAGGAACGTAAACAAAGGGAGATATATTCTATACCTATATATCTTGAAAATGTTAAGAAGACTGAGTTTGTACGTAAGGCATTAGAGGCAGAATCTCAATATTTATACTTTAAATATAAACAATACTATGAATTATCCAAATTAAAATGGGGTCCAACTGAGGTAAAATTCAAAAATAAAATAGATGAACTTCGTGATGTAGTAAAGGAAAAGTTCTTAAAATTAAAGAAGGCATTTGTTGAAGAAGACCATACATTAGTGGAATTAATTAAAATGAAGAAGAAACAGTTACTTGATATAGTAGAAGACCCATTATATGGTTTAGATAGCATTAAAGGAAAGAGTAGAGATAGTTTAAAATTAGAGATATTAAAGTTGATATTTACATTTATTAATTTACCGAAATTCTTTATGAATAACTTTTTGAATATAGTATTGATTGGTCCAGCTGGAAGTGGCAAGAGTAAGATAGGTTCAGTTTTAGCTCATATATTTTATAGAATTGGTATAAATGTAACAGATAATGTAACGATGGCGACTCCTCAGAATTTAATGGGACAATTTGTGGGTCAGACAGCAATAAAGACAAAAGAGTTATTGAGTGAGAATTTAGACAGTGTATTATTTATAGATGAGGCATATACATTAACACCTTGTCCGGGTGAAGAAGGTGCAAAGGGAACACAATTCAATCAAGAAGCGATTGGAGAGTTAATTAACTTTATGGATAAATTCATTGGATGCATTGTGATTATAGTTGCGGGGTATGAAGGTAAAATGAGGGATTGTTTCTTACCATTCAACGAAGGATTATCAAGACGTTTCCCTCGGATAATGAAACTGGATACTTATTCAGCCGAAGATTTGTTTCTTATTTTAGAGAAGTTTCTT